TAACAACAATGGCTTGTGCGCTTACAGAAGCAGTTGCACTGACTGAACCAGAACCAAGCCAAAGAGTTACTGAAGTGTTGTATAGATCGCTGTCGAGCGTCAGCGTTAGGTCATCAATGCTTGCCTTGAGAAGATCAAGATTATCAAGCGTCCAAGGCGGGAACAGTTCACCAGTACCACCAGCACTATCAAAAATGCCAGTGTCAAATATGCCAGTGTCAAATATTCCAGCCACAATCAGCCTTTATTCGGTTTCTTCCGGCTCTGGAGCAAACTCAAGCACCCACACTTGTCGCCACACACCTTCAGCGTCTTGCTGAGGCTCTTGCTCAACAGCCACCATGCCGCCTTCACGGGGCATCGGTGTTGGCATAACCAGAGGGATACCAGCGGCTGTGAGCAGTTCAACATTTGCATTGGCAGGAACACTGCCATCGGGATTGAGTAGAAATTGTTTTGGCATATCAACCTCAGAAAAAAGTCACGACTCGGACGTAGCCATCGCCGCCGTTGCCGCCAGCGCCGGAGTTAAAACCAGACAAGCAAGCGCCGCCAGCACCACCACCTCCACCGGGATAACCGCCATTGCCTCCATTGCCGCCGTTTGCTGTTATTGATGCCCCCCCTCCACCGCCACCATCACCACCAAGATAGTAATTATTAGAGTTTGCGCCATTGCCACCAGAGCCCCCGCTAGTGCCAGCACTGCCGCCACCACCAGTGTTTGATGTGAGGGTTTCAATAACACCGGAACCGCCCTTCCCGCCTGTTCCACCGCTGGTGGCTGCTGGAGTTATGGTTATGCCCCCACCACCACCACCACCTCCGGCGCTTTTACCTCCTCTACCTCCGAAACCACCAGAAATACCAGCGCTTCTAGAGCCTCCGTTTGCAATATAAAAATTTGAGTTACTTGTTGTACTTGCTTGATTAGAAAAAATAGCAGGGGCATTTGCAGAGGTAGATCCTGTTGATCCAGAACCTTGTGTTGCTGTTGAACCGCCAGTCCCTGCTGACCCACCACGGGCAACGCCCCAAGAGCCAAAACTGCTATTGCCCCCAATAACACCGTTGTTGCCGTTGCCCGATGTTGTTTGTGAAGCGCCACCAGTACCACCAGCGCCAATCGTTACGGTTTCCGTTGAACCAAGAGATACAGCCGGAATCCACAATTCTGCCCACCCGCCAGCACCACCACCCATACCGCCCTGGTTTGGGTTTAACGGAATTGCAAGCTGTTTGTGGCCCGAGCCAGCCCCACCGCCAGCGCCTTGCATCAGCACATAAACTATTTTTGCACCCGCTGGCTTAGTCCATGTGGATGTGCCAGTAGAGGTGAACTCTTGGATATCGGCATTAGCAGCTACACCAGTAATGGTGTGTGCCTCATTCCACTGAGCCTTACGGATTTCTCCGTTTCCGGCATCAGTGCCAGTTGCTTGTGTGGCATGAGTGACTTGGATAGCCATATTAAGCCAGTGTTACGCTCAATGAGCCAATAGCGATTCGGAACACATCGCCAGTTGCAATAGTCTTAGAAGCATCCAGGGGCGTGTGGTAAAGCAAGTTACCAGAAGTCAAAGCATCTTCAATGCCGATGTGGGTAACAGTACCCCAAGAGCCTGTGGCTTGTGGGAATTCAATCACAGCAGTGTTTGTTGTCACACCATTGGAAGGTGCGCCAAACGTGATTGCTTGGCGAGCGTATGCGTTACCAGAAACCTCAGTGCCAGTATCGGCATCAGTAGGGTCACTGGTGTACAGACCAAGATACACAACCGCAGGGGATGTGAAAGAAGTATTGCGGAGAGTCGCATTGATAAGTGCGTTCTCAAGATAGTTCGACATTTCAGCCATGATTCACCTCACAGAGTGGTTTTAATTACAAGCGGGACACCAGAATACTGACCTTGTTGATCAGATCGAGTTATTGACGAAAGCGCACGATCAAACATAGTTCCCCATGTATTGATCCGAGCATCGTTCATCAAATAAGGTTCAGCCTCAAGCAAAGCGCCATAAAGCAAAACATCAGGCGTGTTTGCCAAAAATACATTGCTTGTGTTTGAGTCGCTCAAGAACGTAGGCGCAGCAAAGTAAAGCATCTTTACCGTGTAGACAGCATCAGGAACAGGAGCAAGCTGGAAGTCATTAGCCAAAACTGTGTAGTCCAGCGGCTTGCCTGATTCCCATGACCTAGCATTGCGCGTAAATGCTGAAGGGCTTGAGTAGTTCAAAGGTTGCGGAGGATTGCCAACAATCACCAAGTCACGAACCTCAAGGAAGTCGCTTGGCAACTCTACGGTACTGTCTCCAGCAACAGTAGCAGTAGTAACAGATTTCAGCATTTGACGAATACGCAAGTCTCGGCGCAAACGCAGTTCAGACAGACGAATGAAGTCTGGAATCTGCGCTGTCAGATCAGAGCGAGCAAGATAACCAGCAATGGCTGTTTTTAGATCAGAGTAACTTGTATAGCTCATTTAAATTACTCCTGGTCGTGTTCGCCATGCTCTGTTATCTGGGTTATTGAGCCACATCGCAAATTTAGCGTTGTCAATAACGTGATAGCCACGCATGATGCCTTGCTTATTGAGGTCATCAATAGCAGTCAAAGGAATTGACGCTACCTTGTTGCCATAAATCTCATCAGACCACTTGGCCCGTTCGTCATAGCTGTTGAATTCTTGCTTGTTGCGCTCAATGATTGCACTTACATCTTGAGCAGTTTGGATGACCAAACCACCCTCACCATCAGCGTGAGCAACAGATTTGCGAAATGTAGGGTTTTCCATGATTGCAATTCTATCATTGGCATGGTAAATAAAAAAGCCCCCCAAGGTTTCCCGAGAGAGGCTTTTGGCTAACTTACGTTAGATCAAGGTGTCAGGTCAGCAATGATGCCGTGAGCAGCTTGGTTTTTCACTTCCAAGGTCAACTCGCACAGCAACTGAGTCTTCTCAGCGTCACCTGTCTTAGCCAATTCAATGGTCTCGAAAGGACGCAAGAAAGACACAGCAGCCATGTCGGGATCGACAATGAAAGCAGTTTCGTTGCCAGCGTTGTCGCTGTTCATGAAGCGGTTAGGCACGACCGAGATAGTGCCGAAATCGCTCATGTAGACATCAGCCGCGCCGATGATGGTGGTTGGCTGGTCAGAAGGAGCCATGTAACGCTGTGCAGCGATACCAGCAAAAGCCGACACCAGTTGCTTGTGAGCAGGGTTAACCATCAACACTTTAGGCGAGCCACCAGCGGTGTACACCTCGGCAATCACAGTCTTCAAGATTGTCTCAGTGAAAGTGCGGTTAGTACCGTCAACACGGGCAGTAGTACCAGCAGAGCCAGCAACACCGTTAGTGCCACCGTCATAGTTGGTGTTCAGCCAGGCTTGCAGACCACCCAAAGTGCGAGCAGTGCTGGAGTTACCAACAGCAGCCAATTGGTTAGACAGCAGAGTCAACTCAATGTTGCGCTTCAGTTCAGCCGAAACTTTAGCCATCTGGTAAGCCTTTTCAGACTTACGACCAGCTTTGTCAACAGCTTCCAAAGTGCCAGCAATGGCGATAGCCTTGGTAAAGATCTGTGTGCGGTTACCGACACGCGATGTTGGGCCAGCAGTGATGCTGGACTGATCTGCACCTTCAACAGCGCCGCCCAGAGCAGCAGCGGCCAAAGAGTCAGTCTGCCACTCATGGAAAGTAGCAGTTGCCTTGTTCTTGCCAATAGATGACATGAAAGGCGTGTCTGTGGGGCTGATGTTGTAAATAACGTCAGAGAGGTCTTCACGCTGGCCGATGGCCGTATAGGTCTGATAGGTAGGCATTTTAAAGCTCCAAAAATTTAAAAGAATCGTTCAAATGCAGCAGCAGCATCACGGACTTTGCCGGATTGACGCAACCTTTGCATCACTTGTTTGTCTTCTGATGACTTAGTGTCTGGCGTTGAAGTTCCGGGCTTGAGCATCTTTGGGGCTTGCTGGACTTTCTTCAAAGTCTCCGGCTTACCCTTTTGAAGTTGCTCAAACTTCATCGCTTTATACAAAGTCAGCACAGCACGATGGTCATACACTGAGGCGAGTTCTTGATCTGACCAGCCAACAGACTTTGCATATTCACGGATTTCTTTCCGGATTGCATCGCCTTTTGGCGTGTTCAGCTCTGGGATAACAGACGCAAGCTTTTCAGACTCAGCCTTGAGATGGTTTTGCAGGGACTGCTGTTGCTCCGCTTGTTGCTGTTGGGCAATGCGTTGCTGTTCAGCACGAACAACTGCTAACTGCTTCTCACGCTGGCTCTGTTCTGCTACCTTAACGGCGTAACCGATAGGGTCTGTTTCTTTCAGAACTTCCAAATCCTCACCCTTATTCTGCTGGCTCAAGAAGCTATCAAGTGCCTTTAGTTTCTGGGCGTAGGCCATACGCTCTTGTTTAACTTGCTCAAGATGTTCACGCTCGGCATCCATTGCTTTGCGCTGTTCAGCAAGAGCCTGAGATTTTTGGGTGTAATCCTTGCTGCGCTGATAGCCGTTGATAAGTTCGTCAAGTTCAACCTCGACTTCCTCACCGCCAACTTTTGCCTTGTATCGGGGTTTTACTTCCTCAACAGGCTCTGATTCTTCTGAATACTCAGCTTCCTCAGATTCAGCTTCGCCACTTGCTTCTTCTTCAATAGGCTCCTCTGGTTGGCCTTGTTCGGCTCCATCGTCACCCATCAAACCCAGAAACGCATTAGCGGCTTGGTTTACGCTTAGGCTTTCACTCCCTTGCGGGTTGGTGTTTTCCATGTGTTATCTCAGTTTTCGCCAGAAACCGTCTGGACTGCGGGTAAGTTTCCTTACAGAATACGCCACTTTTTTTCCTGAATCTTGGTCTCTGCGGCTATGCCTTGCAAGTGTCCAAGAAACAGATCAAGTGTCTTAATGTGGCTGTAAGCGGCTTCACGCTGCTCTGCCTCATCTCGATTTGTGTTGATTATTACACTAATCTGCTGATTTTTCAAATCATTCATGACTTCTACGAAATAGTCATCTACCAGAAGGTTGCTGGCCCATTGTGCTTTTTGCTTCTTATCCATATTGGCTTTGTATCCCAGAGATGATGCTGTTCAGTGATGCTGGTGCGTTGTCCAGTTGCCCAATGCTCTGATTCATGTCAAAGGGCTGCATAGTGTTTTGACCAAGATTGCTAATAATGTCGTTGATAGACATTGGCACATCATTGATGCTACCGACAATCTCATTCATGCCGAATTGTTGCTGCGGCTGCTGAAGATTCAAAGTGTTTATCAGTGAAGACAAGTTCATTGGCTGCTGTGCCAATGGGGGATTTGCAAACTGCGTACCCGCCAGCATCTCAGGATTGCCAAAGTCTATTGGCGCTGAAGGCGTAAATGTCTGGTTGTATTCCGGCGACTTCCAATCAGATGGAATAGGAACAATCGGATAGTTGTAGTTGCCTTGATCGTCCTTGGTTGCCAAGTCGTAAGCGTTCTTTGATAGCAATGCTGTTATAGCGTAAGGCGCAACAGTCTTTCCAAGATTAAGAGCAGCAAGTGTCCCATCTATGTTTAGCGGAGAAACGCTTTGATCATTAAAACTTGGAGGCGATGGCGTGCTGGATGGAGGCAAACCAAAGTCACTCATATCTGGTGGAGCATCACTGTACTCACCATATCCACTAGGGAAGCTGCTCAGATAATCACCCGCAGCCGCAAGCCTTGCTTGATTGATTCCAGACCCAACGCCTGAAATCAAAGCG